GATAATAGCAGTAAATTGTTCTAGCCAGTTATCATTTGTTAAATCATTCCAGTGTACTGTGGCATTCGACAAGTTAATGCCCGCACTATCAATTACATTTTCTGTTGTTTTAACTGAGTCAAATTTGAGTAATCCACTTGCCGCTGTTGTGCGACCAGGATTGTAACTTAGCATACGTGCTAATTTTAAAATACTGTCACGGCGCTGAGCTGTGTCAATAAAGTTTTCGCGAGCATTTAAATCTGTGCGGAAGGCAAGGCTCTGTCCCAAGAAAGCAATCATATCAATTAAAGCCAGATATTCGCTTGATTCTAGGAAGTCATTGAATGTTTCAGGATAGTAAACCTTGATGTAGTTGATCATACTGTTACGCAGAGTTTCAAAGTCGTAACTTGTGAAGTCTGCGTTAGTAAACGATTGGTACACCTTAGTCCAGTCCTGCTGGACTAATAAACTGGTTTGACGTGTGGTTTGTGCCATATTTTATTTGCCTATATTACCTATATCAAGTATTTATCAGGCGGGATAATATGGTCAGTTAATTCGGGGAATTAAGAAGTAGTTAGTGTTTGGCTGCTTTTGTCAAAGTTCAATGAAATCATTTCTGATTGATCGGTTGGAATATAAGATAATGTTAGCTGAACAAGTAATCCAGTATCTTGTGCAGTAACAGCAATTTGACCGACACGTAATCGTGGGTCGTAACTAACAATTTTTATAATATCTTGAGTAATTATATCCTGTGTGCCTTCGTCTAGGGGCTCAAACAGCATATCCCATATAATAGTACCAAAGGTAGGTTGCATTAACTTCTGTCCTTTTTTTAGACTGAAGTAATTGAGTAAATCTTGTTTGGCCAGTTCGTAGTCAGTCAAAGTGTATTTCTTTGAGCTTGTACGTGTACTGAATCCGCGATATGTTATAGCCATATTGTATTTATCGACTTAAAATAGTGATAGCGTAACGTCCGCTATTGTAAGAGTCTGTGCCGTTGCCCACGCCCGAGTACCTCCAAGCATACGCACCAGTCCCTGATATTTGTGTCATGGTTGGCTTTGATCCGGTACCCAAGGTCCAGCCTGTATAAATCATGCCAGCAACAACATCGTTTGTGTCATTGACCTGTATGCTTTCGTTTGCCACTAACGCATTGTATAGGTCATATACCGCCCGATATGCTAGCTGTTCCTGTGCGGCATTGCTAGATAAAAATCCAGACAAACTTGTGATATTATACTCAATTGAACCTGATTGCCAACAATTGGCATAGTTTACACAATCTGTTCCGTAATGCTGGTTAGATCCTACAGCAAGAAATCCATAGATCTCTAATGCTTGTGTACTAAACTGATATCTTCCCAGTCGATTGTCTGCGCCCACCAGGGTGTAATCCCAGGCGCTTTTATCATATGCAATTTGAGCTATTAAGTTTTGAACTTCGGTATTAGATAATCTATCTATGCTGGATGTAGCCGGCATTGTTATCGGTGCATCTGCTCGACCCAGCCAGCTGACCGGCAATGGATTTGTTATCCCTTGTTTGGTTGCTTGCTGTGGTCCAATATTTTGTAACATATTATAAGAAGCTTGCTGCCGCCTGATAACCACCACTGTTTGCGGCCATCTGCGCTATGCCAGCGGCCATTTGTAACTTGCCGTTGCCCATTGCTGTACGATCCCACGGCTCATGTGTTGGAACAATAGCACAGGTTGAATCTACTTTTGTGGCTCCAGAAATCCATTGTTTACCAACAACTGATGTGTCAGGTAACTTGTTTGGTATTGGCGGAAGTTGAAACACTGGTGGTATCGGTGGTGTGGCCTTGGCGCAATTCAATGACAGCACCGATCCATCTATGGCCATTATGCCCATAGCGCCAATTGACATTGCGGCTCCTGCGCTTATGCTTGCGGCACCAACTGCGCTCATTTTTAATAAGCCGCCGGCGGCAACGCTTACTGCACCATATGCGCTTATATTAACTAGTCCATTGGCTTTGACTGACGTGGCCATCTGTGAACTGGTACTCAATGTACCCCATGAGTTGATACTGATACTTGGAATAATGCCCGCGGCCGCGATCAGCTTGTTTGGGCCAGCCACACTATTGATGTTTGGTATTGCATCTATTTTGATATGTGGCGCACACATAGTGATATTGGTGTCACTGTGCATGTTGATTGGGCCACTGCTACGCATATTAAATCCGCCACCGGCAAATACATTTATAGACCCGTTTGGACTAAACTCTAACCATTGGCTACCACTAGAACTACCAATATATAAAACTTGTTCAGTATCGTTCATTAATATCTGATGTCCAGCACTGGTACGCAATCTAATTAGTTGATCTGTTCCGTCCTTGTCGCCATCGTCCATAACAAAACTATGTCCAGCATTTCTAAAAAATACAACTTCATCGTTTCCGGGTGCTTGATCAGTTGGTGTAGCTTTACGCCCTGGTGTACTAATACCATAAACGTTACTTGGGGCTTCTCGCATACTACTTGAGCTAATAGCACCACGTACTTTATCTCTATCTAATCCTTGTCGAACATATGATGACATAGCACCAGGGTGTGTATACCTTGGGGTGTTAATTAGTCCGTCGGCATCAAATGCGCCTTCCGATGATATATTATATTCACTAACCGGGGCATTTGAGTCGCTTTTAATTATTTCGTCAAATGCGCCTATGCCAGTTGGCTTAGTATTTTCGCTTCCGCCAATGTTACGAGCAATGCCAGGCACCATATGATGACTTGGGCTATCGTAAATACAGGCAAACCAATAACCACGTTGCATATCACCAGCAACAAACGTAACTAATACTTTATTACCGATGTCTGGCGGACAAAACCACATACCATAACTTTGTCCTGAGGTTAATGCGCTATCTGGATTTGTTCCTGCGTCGGCGCCAAATGTAGTTCCGTAAAAAGGACTTGCATAACTTACAACAATTTGATTTGAATTGCCACCGGCTTCTGGGTTTTCAACTGTTCCGCCAAATTCTGGGATAGTAACGATTAGCTGTCCCATACGACTGCCTTCAACGTGTCCTTGGACGATTGCTTCGTATGGTCCTGGATCTACACTAGAGCCAGTTTTCTTACTGTCTGCTTTTGCAGTTTTACTCGGACCTCGATATCTTTCATTAGTTGCCATTATTGATTATTCCTTAAAAGTTTCCTGCGGTAAAGTCCATGCCGCCAGGTGTTGCCAACGGATTGTCCCTCCCAGTTACTATACTAGGTAATGTTTGCGGAACTACCGGAGTTACTATTACAGGTTTTGTAGGTGTTATAACCTTATTAGTTGTTTTGTTAGTCTCTGTTGATTCGCGCTGATTATCTTGGCTTGTGCTTGTTGCTGAAGACCCGTTGGTTACTGGCGCCGAACCTGCATTGTATTCTTGATTGTCAATGCGTACACAGTTAACAGTTTGTGTAAACGTGCCTTTTGAAAATACATTATTAATGGTTGTTGTTGTATACAATCCGCTAAACACTGAACTACTAGTACCGTTACGAGTCATTGGCGGAAATGTTAGGCCAGTATTTAAGTATTCGTTGTCGGCATCAACCGGAGTATTGATCTGTAGGCCAATTACCACTGGCATAATATCCATACGGATGTGGCCATATTTATTAGCAAACTCAGCCTGACTTAAAGTATGCCAGTTATTATAGTCACCTGACGTATTGGGACTTGGACTATATAACCAGTCGTCTTGTTTCATTAATGTAGGATCTCCTACAATGTCTAGCTTAATTACAAGCATGTCTGCGTCAGTTTTTTGTTGTTTAGACTTTAGCACATCCATACCTATGATAGATTTTGCCTGGCCTCTGAGTCCCTGCGATATACTCATGTCACTTATTATGGTTTCAATCCTAGTAGGTGCAATAACAGGAGTATTTTTTAACTGTGGTAATATTGAATTAATTAAAAAACTTGGAGTTAGTGCATATCCACTAGACGCCACATATTCTGCCTGATTCTGTTTCTTAGATTCTGCTGTAACTTGTCCGGCACCAACATTGTTAGCATACGCAATTACAGCAGTATAGTATGCCAGATTGAGAGTTATATCAAGTTTTAAAATATCAGTGTTTTGCCCAGTGAAGGTATAATTATACAGCTTAGTTACAAACCGCCTAGCATCCGAGAATTGACCTGGATCTATTGTATGCCGTCCGCCAAAGGTTGCATGTTGATGTATTCTATAAGTAAATGCGTAAGATAATTTGCCGCGGGCAATGTCTTTAGCGGCTGCACCAGTAGAGACACCGCCGCCGCCATCAGTACCTTGTATTAAACTTTGTACTGTGGTTTTATATGTGTTAACAATAGTACCTAGATTGGCATCTGGCTTTACTTGGTATATTCCAAGTTGGTCGTCGGTCCAAAACGAACATTGTGCAAATAATCTCTGTATAATGTCATTTATATCTTCGCCGGCAGTAAAGATAAATGGTGCTTTTCCAAGGGCCGCATCTTGAGAACTTGGAGTAACTTGACTTAACGGCATAGTCTTTGGGTTAGTTACTTTGCTTTCTTGTATATCTTTATCAATATCAAATTTTAATGTGCTTGCAAACTTTCTATGTCCTAGAGCAACTTCGGTAGCATAATATTTGTTATATTCTTTTGCTAGTTCGTCTAATACTTCTTTAAATGTTGCACCGGCAACATTTATCTGTCTCGGTAATTTACAATTAACCGATGAATATGCTTCAAACGATATAGGATTTGCTGTACATGCATATGAAGATCCTTCTACGCCGACCTTTACTTTCATACCAGATATTTTAATAGGATATCTTTTCATAAATTTGTCGGTTTCGCTTTTTGGAACTTGATTTCCTTGATCATCGTACCCAAAAAATTCAATTTGTAAAAGGAATGGTTGATCTATATAGTCAACACCTTTTTCTAGTCCGTACATTATTAGTACGTCTAACAAAGTTGATCCATACGGTTCTGTAATTTTAAACTTACACGATAAATTATTGGTCTGACCACGATCGGTTGCTGGTTGTATATGTGTTACTAGTTCTACATCACTTAGGTTATAATTTAATCCCCCTGTTCCCGGCAAGCGTTGTCGAGGGTACAGCCCCGAATCTTCGGCCAATACATAACTCTTAGTTAATTTGTATTCCATTGCGCCTTTAACGTCAGCTTCGCTGGCTAGGCCATTATAATCGTCGATATCAAGCCACCACAAACTCAATGCATAGGTGTACGATGCAAATTTATGTAGCGGGTTTGGTACTAATGCTGTTGGTATTGGTTTTTTTACACTCATTGATTAATACCCAATGGCTTGATTAACTACTGCCAGAGTTGGCACGTAGATTATTGTCCCAGATGTAAAACTTAATAAAGGATCTAATAAGATATCAGGATTGCGTACAGAAAATACCCACCATAATCCGCTATTTTTGTACATGTCATATGCTAATAGATCTGGACGAAGATTATATGCCGAATCAATTTGATATACTGCATCAGTTACATCAGCTGGTATTGTTTTTCCGGACCACACATCAAGAAATGGTCCCCACGTACTTGTGCCATGATATAGACTTGATTTACTATAAGACGCCGACATTATAGGAATCCTCCATTTTGTCCGCCCTTGGACGCATTTGCAGGCTGTTGTGTTGCACCAAATGCGCTTGATGGCATTCCTGCGCCTGACCTATTAACCAATGCTCCTGCTGAAAAATCAGCAAGACTAAAGCCTTGGCTTTGTGCGTATCTACTGTAAACTGGTTGCAGACTCAGTGTTACTGTACTAGTAGTTGGCATACGGGTGCTGTTTAATCTATAATTTTGAAATTGCGGATTATAACCTTTGTTGGTTGCGGCTGGCTCAGGAATATCTATGTAGTCGCATTCCGGTGGCATAGTGTGACTAAAACTTGTAACTACACAAGGTACATTAGGCAAATAGTATTGACCGTAGCCATTTAAATACACAATAGGAGGTGGGTTACCGGCCATCGGGTCTGCGCCAAAAAACATTTTTGTACAGGATCTGAAGAAATATATTACTGCCAATAGATATTGTCCTTCATTTACATTTTGTACTGTGAAGGTTGCATTAAGAGAAATTGCGGCAACTTCTGAGAAATTATAAGCATAGTGTTTATAATTACTGTGTGTTAATTCAACTGGTGTGTAACTTGCCGTATGAGTTACGGTTACTTGTGGGGTATAGGGAAATACAACACCTACACGCTTAGATCCGCCACTGGCAAAAATATTGCTGACTTGTCCTTGTATAGCACTGGTGCCGCCGCCTGTCTCTTTGATTAATGGACTTAATAAAATATTACTAGGATCATTGTAAAAGTAATTACTACCTGGTGCTAAACTAACTCTAACACGCCAATCGTTTGAGGCATTTGGGTAAATTAATACTGGACTTGGGCCTGTTGTTTTGTCGCTGTACTTAAACATATCAGCCACGTTTTGGCGGGTGCTTGCGGCACTCAGTCCAACAGACCCCAGTAGCCCGGAGGTTACTGCCGAGCCAATTTGGGCGCCAAAGCCGCCGGTTCCGCCGCTGGCTCCTGGTAGCACTGAATTTGGTAATACTGGCATAATTAGATCCTGTTTATACAGTATTTATTACCTTATATAAACGGCTAATATTATGTTACTTTTATAAAGAGGTTGACCTTTGAAACGTAAATATGTTAGTATGCACTAACTGTTAAGGAAACAACTAAATGGCACGTAATAACTATCTCAATAATAAAGATATTTTAAAAGAGATCCACAAAAGCAAAACATCGTATTGTTGTTTTGACGATATAGAAGATAATGCATACGACATGATTCTTCCAGATGTTGCTAAAATAAACAAAAAGAATATACTGCAAGCTCGTAAAGATCGCGCTGAACGGTTAGCTAAGTTAGCGCACGAAGCCGCTACAGCAGATGGTACAAAAGCCAAACTTGCTGAATTTGAAGTCAAACTCAAAGATGTTGCAGACACAGATATAGTGTTCCGGGTAATGACGTGGGAACATATCCCAATCGATGATGTTAAATCACGTAAAGCCGCTGTCAAAGCATATGAACTAGATGATGACGCCCCAGTTCGGTCAGAGTATGACGATGATGAACTAGACATTGCTGGCAATACCAAATACGTCAAATGTAACTTTCCCCCTTTCTTTCATTACAAGGTTTCCGATGCGGGCGAACCAATTATTGTGGGCAAGAGCCACTGGAAGGGTACACTTAAAAAGGGTGAGTTTAGCCGTGAACACGGAAAAATGACTC